GATTGTTTAGCACGCGGCTATCAACTTAAAGAGACTACCAAACTAGCAGGGCTAGGATTTAACCCACCAAACAAAACATGGGTAAGTGCTAATGGTTTTAGTACAAGTAAAGGCAACTTAGATATACTGATAGCTACAGCTAAAACAAAACGCATGGATAAAGCAATACAGTTCTTAGAAGATATAAAGAGACTGAGTGCTGTATCGACATATCTATCTTCGTTTGTTGATGGTATAAGTAACTACACAAAAGAGGATGGTTTCCTTCATGTAGGTTTAACGCAACATATCACTGCAACAGGGCGTTTTAGTGGACGTAACCCCAACATGCAGAACATGCCTCGTGGTGGTACGTTCCCAGTTAAGCGTGTATTTGTATCTCGATGGCAGGGCGGTCATATATTAGAGGCAGACTTTGCACAGTTAGAGTTCAGAGTTGCCGCATACTTGTCCCAGGATAAGGTTGCTATGAATGAGATAGCTACAGGGTTTGACGTGCATAGTTACACAGCTAAAGTTATAACTGATGCAGGACAAGAAACGTCACGACAAGTGGCGAAAGGCCATACGTTTGCGCCGTTGTTTGGGGCGAGTGGGTATGGCAGAAGTAAAGCTGAAGCCGCATACTACAAACACTTCAATGAGAAATATAAAGGCATAGCCAAATGGCACAAGAAGCTAGGTGATGAAGCATTGCGCCATAGAAAGATAACGACACCATCAGGTCGGCAGTATGCGTTCCCTGATGTAGAGCGAAGAGTGAATGGACAGCCATCACACTTCACCATGATTAAGAACTACCCAGTACAGGGTTTTGCTACGGGTGATATTGTACCTGTAGTTTTACTAGAATTAGATGAGAGATTGAAGCCACTGAAGTCGTGCTTAGTTAATACAGTACATGACTCGACGGTGATTGATGTCCACCCTAATGAGAAAGATTATGTTATACAAATTATAACTGATATGAACAATGACTTAGATTTAATTATCGAGGAGGCTTATGATGTAAAAATGAATGTACCTATGTTATTAGAAGCAAAAATAGGTTCTAATTGGCTTGACACAAACGACGTTTGAGAGTATAACTATAACTCTTTTCACCACATAAAAATTAAAAGGTATATATAATGAATACGGAACTTACAGTAAACGATAACTCAGGCCGTTCAATGGCTGAGATGATGGGAGTTAGTACGTCTACTCCTAGCACAAATAAGACATCTAACTTAGCTAGACTAAGCATACTTCACTCTGCTCAGATGGGCGAAGTAGATGTAGCAGGAAAGAAGATGAAGACAGAAGTATTACCTGTCGGCACATATGCTCTAAAGATAGAGGATGACACAATTTATGTAGCTAATCCGTCCATAAGAATATTCGCACAGCGTGTACAATATACGAAGTGGGATGCTGAGAATAATAAGATGGACAGAACAGTATTAGCTAATGATCTGAAGTCAGACTTAAAAGATACACGCGGTACATTTAATATAGGTAGACCATCAGGGTTTGTAACTGATTGGGAAAGTGTACCACAAGAAACAAAAGATATAATGCGCGTCGTTAGACGTACTAAGGTTTTGTTTGGTGCAATTAAGATAAATGGAGGAGCTATGAATAGTAATGGTGAATCTATTGAAGGATATGATAGAGAGATACCATTCATATTAGACATTAAGAACAACACGAGCATTAAAGAATTAGATGCAACCGTCAGGGCTTTATCTAAGAAGGGTGTTCTACCCATTGCTTATGCCATTGAGTTAGGGGCGGAGTCTCATTCAATGCCTACTGGTGCAACCTTTGCTACGATGACATTTGCAGTAAAGGATAAAGTGGACTTAGTAGAAGAAGATAGTAAGACATTTCAGTCTTTCTTAGATTGGATTGAATGGTCTAATAACTTTGTCTTAACTAAATGGGAAGAAAATAACAAACAAACTATGGATGACGACGCAGATTTAGTAGCTGAGTTTGTTGACGTAGAGGGTGCTGCTGTTTAATGGAGCAACTTAGTGAGGCAGGACACTGGTATGACAGTGAAGGCGCACCTACATATACTATAGTAGGTTTGAATGGTGTCGAAAGAAACACTACACTTAGAGATGCTAGAAAGCATGGATATGTTCCATCTGTTACCACAATAATAGGGATGGCTGCAAAGCCATCTCTCGAAAACTGGAAGATCAATCAAGCATTGAACTCCGCTATTACTTTGAAACAAAACCCAGGCGAAACTTTAGAGCAGTTTACATACAGGTGTAAGCAAGACTCAAAAGAGATAGGACGCAAAGCTGCAGAACGTGGTACAATTATTCACGCTATGATCGAGCAAGGATTCATGGGCGGCACAAAAACTAAAGCTTACAAAGTTATTAAGGATTATTTAGACAAAGAATTTCCTGATGAAACTTGGATAGCAGAAGACTCATTTTGTTCTACTAACGGTTACGGCGGTAAGATAGATTTGTATTCTAAATCAGGAATATTTGTTGACTTCAAAACCAAAGATGGGTTAAAAGATAAGCAAGCATCCAAGTTAGTTTTCGACGATCATGGGATGCAACTTTCGGCATACGCTGAAGGATGTAATTACAAAGAACCAGAAAGAGTTTCCTATATTTGTAGACAGAGAAGATCCTGAACTCATAGCAGTACATAAGTGGAATAATAAAACACACGACCACCACTTAGCTATGTTCAACAGTCTACTTACTTATTGGAAACTAATAAAAAAATATGATCCATCAGAGATCCTAAATAACAACAAAAATGAGGCAGTATAATGGTTAAGATGACAATCGAAGGAACAGACTACGACACAGATAACATGACTGATGAGCAGAAAGAATTAATTGAAGTTCTAAAAGTTAATACAACTACATCAAATGTAGTCGGTCATATGTTACAATGTGTCAATGCAATAGGTAGGGTTAAAGTAGATGAATTAAAGGCTTCCCTATCTGATGGCAAAAAAGACTAATACAAAACGTCGGCACAATTCAAGACGCTATCGTAGTGGTTTAGAAGAACAAGTTGCTGACTATTTAAAACATCACCAAAAAGAAGTTAGATACGAACTACTAAAGATCCAATGGGAAGACTTGCGATACAGAACGTATACGCCTGACTTTCAATTAGACAATGGTATCTTTATAGAATCTAAGGGGTTGTTCGATAATGAAGATCGCCGTAAGCATATAGCTATTAGGGAACAACATCCTGAGTTAGATATACGGTTAGTATTCAGTAACGCACAAGCTAAACTCTACAAGGGTTCTAAGACGCGGTATTGTGGGTGGTGCGAGAAGCATGGATTCAAGTGGGCGCACAGAGTTATTCCTTTGGAGTGGCTATTAGAAAAGGGTAGCTACACTAAAGACACTGTGATAAAATTAAAAACAAAACGTAAGGATATTTAATGGCATATAAACTAGCAGACGATGAGGTAGCCTTGATATTGCGACCCATAAGGTTTGATAAAGATGGTACATGGAGTGGTCTCATATCTACAGGATTAGCTATGGGTCCAGAAGAAAAGATAGACCGAAAAGTATTAGCGGAGCTAATTAAGTGTGCTACATTCTTGAGTGCCTTCCTAGATATAGCGCACGAGTTTCCTGACATCATGGAGATTGTAGAAGAGCGACGGGATGAAATGATTAAGCTCTTTGAAGAAGACGCATACGAAGAAGCCAACGGTTTGCCTGAAGTAGAAATAGAAACAAAGGAGGGCAATGTAATTAAGTTTGGACCTCTAACTAAAACGAAAGGCAACGCATGAGTGACGAACTAATACATAAGCCAGAGCATTACGCTCGATGGAAGATAGAACCTATCACCTATACTATGATGAATGGCTTTGAGTTCTGGCGCGGTAATATAGTTAAATATGCTAGTCGAGCAGGACATAAACTATACGATGGCATGGACCAAAAAGAAAGTGAGATAACGGATCTCAATAAAGTAATACGCTACGCTGAGATGCGTATTAATCAGATTAATGGTGCAGATGAGCTTTAAATCTTTTCATGTATCGTTCACTATGAAAGTAGATGAAGATGGGAATATATTATCTTTGGTAGATGATGCCCATGAAGAAGACGTTGAGGATGTAGTATCTAATGCACTGCATGACATCGACGATGTAGAAATAGAAAAAATTAAAGTAAAAGGGAAAGACTATGGACGGTAATTATCTACCAACAGACTATCAATCATTTATTCACAAATCACGTTACGCCCGATGGTTAGACACTGAAGGTCGCCGCGAGAGTTGGCATGAAACTGTATCACGTTATATTATTGAGTTAAGAAAAATAGATGGCCTAGATACAGACACAAGAAAAGAATTGTATGATGCTATCATATCACTACAAGTAATGCCGTCTATGAGAGCTATGATGACTGCAGGTCCTGCACTAGATAGAGACAATACAGCAGGGTATAATTGCAGCTACCTACCAGTGGATGACCCTAAATCTTTTGATGAAGCTATGTTTATACTTCTGTGTGGTACTGGTGTCGGGTTTTCTGTTGAGCGTCAGTTTGTATCTAAACTACCTGAAGTACCAACGATGTTTGATAGCGATACAACTATTATAGTTAAGGATAGCAAAGAAGGTTGGGCTAAAGCTTTCAGACAGGTCTTAGCCCTCCTATGGGCAGGTGAAATACCTAAGTGGAATATGTCTTTAGTTAGACCAGCAGGTGCAAAGCTCAAAACATTTGGCGGCAGAGCATCTGGTCCTGCCCCACTTGTAGACTTGTTTAACTTTTGTATTGCTACCTTCAAAGGCGCACAGAACCGCAGACTGTCTAGCCTGGAGTGCCACGATATTATGTGTAAGGTAGGAGAGATTGTTGTTAGCGGAGGAGTCAGACGTAGTGCAATGATCTCTTTGTCTAATTTAAGCGATGACCGTATGAGGCACGCTAAGTCAGGTAATTGGTGGGAAAATGCAGGGCATCGAGCTTTGTCTAATAACTCAGTTAGCTATACAGAGAAACCAGATATGGAAACATTCTTGCGTGAGTGGACAGCATTAGTTGAATCTAAGAGTGGCGAGAGAGGTATCTTTAATAGGCAAGCTAGTAAAAAACAAGCAGACAAGAATGGTAGACGTAATTCAGAATGGGAGTTTGGAACTAACCCATGCAGCGAGATAATCTTACGCCCATATCAATTCTGTAATTTAAGTGAGGTAGTAGTACGAGCTACCGACGATATAAAAAGCCTATCTAATAAAGTTAGATTAGCTACAATCATTGGCACATTACAATCTACTCTGACTAAGTTTCCATACTTGCGTAAAGTCTGGCAGAACAACACAGAAGAAGAAAGACTGTTGGGCGTATCTCTGACAGGCATAATGGACAACCCATTACTTACCGCTAAGAACAAAGGTCTATCACAAACACTAGATCACCTCCGTCACGTCGCCATTGAGACAAATAAAGAATGGGCCAAACGTCTTGGTGTTCAACAGTCAACATCTATTACGTGCGTTAAGCCTAGTGGAACAGTGTCACAACTCGTAGATAGTGCAAGTGGTATTCACGCTCGACACAGCCAATACTACCACAGAACTGTACGCGGTGATAACAAAGATCCTATTACTAAGTTTATGGTTGACCAGGGAATACCTGCAGAACCATGCGTTATGAAACCAGATACGACAACTGTGTTTACATTTCCTATTGCGTCACCAAAGAACGCAGTAACCCGTAATGATATGACAGCCATCGAGCAGCTAGAGATGTGGCTTATATACCAGAGACACTGGTGTGAACACAAACCTTCAGTAACCATTACAGTCAAAGACGATGAATGGATGGACGTAGGTGCATTTGTATATAAGAACTTTGATGAAATGAGTGGTGTGTCTTTTCTGCCACACTCAGACCATACCTATCAGCAAGCCCCATATCAGGATTGTAATAGAGATGAGTACAAAGCGTTACTAAAAGATTTCCCTAAACAGATTGATTGGGAAAAGTTATCTTCGTATGAGCAGGAAGATAACACCGTCGGTATGCAGACACTAGCCTGTAGTGGTGATGTCTGTGAGATTGTGGATCTTACCTAGTGCAACTGGATCTATTTAAAGACACTGCATTTATATATTTATGGTATGACTCGCCAAATAAAAAATATTATTTAGGTAAACATAAAGGTACACCAGAAGATTCATATACACATTCATCAACTGTATGGGGTAGCTTTACTAAAAACAATATTCCTAAAGGTGTACGTAGACGTATACTTGCGTACGGTACAGACGAGTCTATGGTTGAGCTTGAAGTTAAACTTCTTACTAATCGGAAGAAAAAAGGAAAATTATGTTGGGACAGGTACTACAATGTAAAATGGACTGCAAGGGCAGTAGGAGCCTTGAAATTAAAAAAGAACCCTAGGTGGAAGGGCGGAATTTCTTTAGGAAAAAAACGTCCTGGTTATCAAAAGAAACATTATGCTAATAGGAAAAAATTATGTAAAGACTTCATGGAGCAAGGACTAACTTTCTATCAGATAAAAAAGAAATGCCCACAGGCAACTGTCGCTTATCCTAGAGCTTTGTTACCACAAGAAGAAAGAGATAGACTTGCTGCAATACAAAGGAAGAATAGAAAAAAACCTAAGCATAAATGTTACTGTCGTCAGTATAGTTGTCATTATTGTGGCCCCTTACTAATAGCTATATACGGGACTGCAGAAGAAAGAAAAGAAAAAAGAAAAAAGTATGATGCTGAAAAGTATTGGAAAGATAAAAGTGATCCATTAAAATTAGCACATAAACAAAAAGTAGCAAAAGAGTGGGAAGAAAAAAACAAAGAAAGAATAAAAAACAAAAAGAAAGAATGGCATAAAAAAACATACGTTAAGAAACCAAGACGAGATATGTCGGGTAAAAATAATCCGTTTTATGGAAAAAAACATACTCCAGAATCAATAAAGCAGATGAGTGAATCAAAGAAAAACTTAACTTTAAAGAAATGAGACTATTACATGATTGAAGTACCTGTAACAGATACCATGCTAGAAGAAGCAAAGAAAAAAGCTGCCGACATGGGGCAGCTAAAGGGCAGTATGATGGAAGGAGAACGCAACCTCACCGCGTTTCTTGGAGAGATCGCTGCCCAGAAAGTTATAGGGGGGAAGTTCCATAACACATATGACTATGACATAATGATGGAGTCAGGAAAGACAGTCGATGTGAAGACCAAGCGCGTCAAATATAAACCAAAAGATTATTATGATTGTACTATATTTGGATATAATGCAACGCAAGATTGCGACTATCTGTTATTCACCCAGGTACTTAGTGACTTAGGCACGGTATATGTTTTGGGAGGGTACAATAAGAGAAGGTTCTTAGAGGATTCGACGTACATTGAAGCAGGTTCAGTCGTCGGTACAAATAATCTAACGTATAAGAAAGATAATTATGTAATGGAAATAAAGGATTTACTTCCTATGGATAAATTTAAGGAAGAAATAGCCTAATGAAGTTACAAGAAGAGGCTAACGCTCATATAAATAAAAAATATAATAGATTTAAAAATGAGTTTAACGGGCTAATGCGACCTTTACGAGTGTTGCTAAAAGACAACCTACATAACGCGGTTGAGTTAGATAACGCATTACTTCACTTGATTGAAGCAGAGATGTGGGCAAGAAGAAGTGTGGAGGTGCATGGCGTAAAGTCATAACGGGGTTGTAAAGATAGCAATATTAAAAACACCCCAAGTGTGGTATAACTGCAATACATTAAAGGAGTTATACCATGCTAAAAAAACTATGGCGCAGAGCAGTAGCTGTGCAAGAACGACGAGCTAACTACTGGAAACTACGTAACATGACAGATCGAGAGTTACGAGATATAGGTATTGAACGATATGAGATTAGGCGTAAGCTAGGTTTGTAGTTAATTTAGAAGTGTTCTCTTTATTGTTTCTTTACGTAGTTTTGTGTAAGTTAAAAACCAATACAACTCCTGTACAGACATTTTTCGTAAATCTGTTTCGTATCCGTACTTTTTCATAATTTCTAATACTTCTTTTTTAATGTCCTTTGGCACATTTAATGCTGAATTTTTCATCTGTAATTTAAAACCTGAATCTTCGCCGCTTTCTCCTACCCTAAAATCACGAGAGGCATAGTTTCGTATTTTCTTTTTTATTAATGAAAGCTCATATTTTATTATATCTCTTTTTTGTGCTAAGTTAGCTTTTTGAAAATCTTTATCATTTCTAAGTGCTTCTGACTTTTGTTCAAATAAAGGTTGTAAAAACTTTCTAGTATATTCATCATACTCAGCAAGTTTTGATCTTCCTTGTAATTTAAAAGTTTCTAAATGAGAAAGTGTAAAAATTTCTTCTGCCTCTGTTGTTGCAGGAACAATTTTTATACCGCCTATTTTAGCTAAAAAATTACCTGATGGTAATACATCTCCTGGCCTACTAGCAGATTTTAATTTTACACCTGTTATGTATTTATCAATAATTGCAGATCCTTTTGCCCCCGTTACTTTATCAATAGAATCAGACACTAACTCTACTATATTGTCTATATAACGAGTTGCTTTTTGTGTCCCCATTGCAATAGCTCCGTCGGCAAGTCTAACATCTTTAGCTGCATCTGTACCTGCAATAGCTCCAACAGCTTGATTTATTGCGTCTAAAGGTCGAGTAAGCCCTGCTGTTATATTGCCTATTTTTACTGCAAATAAATCTCTAGCTATCTTCATAGCTTGTGGATCTTCGGTATTTGAAATTGTATCCATTACAGCACGAATTTCTGTACCTGTATCTAAATTTCTTGCTAGGTTTGCAATTCCTATTTGCTCTCCATAATCTTTTAAGACTTCCGATGGCATTTCTTCATTTGATCTATAGCCCACTAAATGATTAGCAAGTCTAGCGGAGGCCATATATAAAGAAAAAGGAAATATATATTTTGCATCTATAACTGCGCTACCTAACTCTACTTGAAAAGTACCAAGTCCTTTTTCACTTTTATGTCTATCATATTGCATCATTCCATATAATGCCCCAGTACCTACCACTGCTTTAGCAAACGCTTGGTCTGTTGTTAACTCTTTGCCTATCTTTGCTCGACCTGCTTTTGTTGCAGAATTTTTTAATACTCTTGCTGCAATAGGTACAAATGGTAAAGGTCCCCATTGATAATGTGTTGCTACCACATTGTTAAAAAACCTACCGAAGGGTAAAGTAAGTCCTAATAGTGGAGCGCGAGTAATAGTCTCAATTAATTTTGCTGGCTCTGCCATGATTCCACCTGTTTCAGGAATAGTGTAATCTTTAGAAAAAACGGATTTTAATGTAGTGCTTATAGACTGGCTTACATTGGCCCCATCAATAACATCTAAATCACCTTTTCGGGCGACTTCAGCAAAAGTTGAACCTGTCTTTAATCTAATAGCTTTATCAAGCTCTGCCATAAACATTTGAGATTTTGTGTAACTATCTTGTATCCTTACTCCTGTAAGAAGGTTTGCTGCGTCGGCTAAAATTTCAGCGTTTTTAGCAAACTTATTGTCTGGATCAATTCCATATCTTTTAGCAGATCTTTCTATACCAAAACCAGCTAAACTATCAAATAAAACTTTGGTTGCTTTTGGATCTTGTTCAAGTACCGATTTATATGCGCTCATTGTTGTATATGGATCAAGAAAGTTTCGCATTTTTTGTGCTTGTATATCTAAATACACGCGAGACTTCCGTAACATATCTTGTCTAGTAGCACCCCTAGTAAAAGCTGATGCCATTGCGTACTGCCCTGAACTAAATAAATCTACTATGGTTTGTCCAACTGCGTATTGAGAAAAACCAAATACGTTTACTGCGGTTGTAGCAGGGGATGATACAAGTAATCTTCTCCATATGTTTTGTATGTAGGATATACCTTGTGTTGTCTTTGTTTTTTCTAAAGCACCTTCGGTAAGTTCGTCCACCTCCTTAACAATTTTATCTAAAGCGTCTCGACCAACAAGAAGTGTCCCGTTTATAGCTTGTTTTGCAGAACCCATTATTCCTAGTGCTTCTCCTGCTAAACTAGACTTACCAGCTAACAGATCGCCTATTGTTGCGCTTGTATTTACTGTCTCTCCTAACAATAGTCCTTGCGCTTTAAGAGAGTTATTTATTTCATCTAAATCTTTTTTAGGTAAGTAATCAATAAACGACGTTAATACGTCGGTAACTTTTTCATCTTTTGTTAGTGGTATTTTTATTTCTTTAGCATACGTAGCTGCAAGCCCATCAACATTTCCTTTGCCATTTTCTCCTAGTATTATACGTCTAAATAGTTGATTATCTAATCTATCTGCTCCTAACTCTTTGCCTGAAGAAACTTTTTCAGACCATTCTTTATTGTGAGCAAATATCTGTCTCTTTAATTCTTTAGTTAAGTTTTCAAACGCTCCTTTTTTACTAGCAATCTTTACCATTGGAGCAATATCATTGCGCCTTATTTTAGCGGCAGTTTCTAGCCCTGCATCAGCAAGTCCCGACTTACCTGCCGCTTTATGAAATATAGATTGCAACCCTGGAGCAATGGCTCCTGCAGCTAAAGAAAATCCGCCTTGCATTAAGCTGTATTCTCTTTCTGGTATTGTATTTGTGTATGTTCTTTGTACTAAATAGTCATTTAAAAAAGCAGCAGTAGCGTCAGCAGGAAGTGTTTGTCTTAGTATTGTTCGTTTAGCTGCGTCATCTTTAGCCCCTCTAATTAACTTAGCGCGTGCGCTACGTCTAGCATTTGCAATAAATGCCTTAGACTCGTTCTGCATAGCTGTACTTATTAATTGTTTTCCTACTGAACCTTTAACTATTTCTTCTGTTAAGTTAGCTGCAATTTTATCTCCTGCTGCTTTTCCTGCAGCCTCTGCAGCTTTTCGTGTTCCTCCTTCAGCAAGTTTTCTTTTAGTTGCCTCTTGTATACTTTTCATCATTAGCTTTTTAGCGGAGGTAGTACCTGCAAATGCAGTTGCTCTAGCAACACCACCTGTCAACGCCCCTAGATAATTAGACGGGTCTACTACAGCAGAGAATACGTAATCTTTTATACCTTCTGCTGTGCCTAGAAAACCTTCACGTCCAGCTAATAAGTTGCCTAGCTTATCGTATGTCTTATAGGCTTCTCCTGCATTTCTTTTTTGTTCGTCTGTAGCTTTAGAAACATACATAATCTCGCCAGAAGTAGATACCATATTTGTATTAAACCAACGCATATGATCCACAAAATTATCAACCATCTTTTTGTCACTAATAACATCTTTGTTTTTATATTTAGCACCAAATCTATCTATCATGTACTTTCGTATTTTATTAGAATGTTCAAGACTTTCTAAATCTTTAATAGTTAATTTTTGTTTGGTATCTACCGATGTACCTGTTTCGCTAGTTATATAAGGGTCTGCATTTTTTTCAGCAAAGCTGTATATAGATGGTTTAAAATCAGTTTTTTCATCCTCTGCAGATAAGGGAGGAGAAATCACAGGAGGTATTATTTCTGGTTTATCAAGGCCTAATTTTCTTACCGCCTCGTCATAAAATCTACCCATACTTAATTACTCGCTTTTCATTATTCTAATATACTCGTCGGCTAATTCAGATAATAGTGCTTTTCTATCAGCTATCTTATCAGGCAGTTCAATGTCATTTTTTCTAGCCCAAGTTTCAACTAAGGTATTCCACTGTCCTAATCGACCTTTCTCTATATTCTCTAAACTTTTCTTAGATGATACATTCTTTCTTCCCTTAGCTAAAGCTACTAAATCATCAATGTGTTCTACTACAAAAGGATCTGCTGAAGCTGCTGAAACTACTTCTGTTTCGGGTTTTGCTCCTAGTCCTTGGGTGTCAGCAATAACAGGTGCGTCGTCAGGGCCAGCCTTTTCTGGTTTTTGAAACAAAGGCCGCGCAGTAGTTTCCGCATTTACATTTATGTTTAAGTCTTTAAGATCAGGGTTTGTTGCAGCACCAGCCGACATTGAAAAGAGTTCTTCTAAACGCTTTATTACTGGCATAGCCTTTCGATCGTACTCTTCAGTTAACAACGGCATTACATCTTCTGCTTTAATAGTTAGTTGCCCTTGTGGATCAGAATAATTTTCTAAAAATTGATTTAGTTGTTCTTTTCTTTCTGCAGGATCTTCGTTTTGTCTTTGTATTTCTTTCCAAAATTCAATAATATCTATTAAGGTTTCATTTTCCATTTCTGAAGCAGCTATGGTTTGTTCTCTTAATTTTGATGCTGCTATTTTTACATCGTCGTCTGTAACAGATTGTGACGTAGGATTATACTCTAGCGGCACAATGATGGAAGAATATTTATCTGCCTCTTCTGCAAGCCTACGAATTTCCGCCATTTTTTTATTTCTGTCTGTTGGTAATTTATTTCTTTCTTCCGCCATCTTTCTAACTAAAACAGTTCTGGCTACTTGCTTTGGGTCACGTTTTTTAAATAACTCAGTCAACGAACCTAATAAAGTTCCAGGGAAAGCCTCTTCTAATGACATACCCCCTAAAAACGATGTTCGTCCTGCAGGATTTTCTTGAAAGTAACTATACCGTTGTACTTCATCTAAATCAGGTTGTATAAAAACTAAATTTTTTATTCTGTCTCTAGTAAAAGGCACAATTTCATTTACTGAATAAGGGATACCTGCTGATTGTGCTACATTTTTTTCTAATTGTAATGTGTCGGTAATGACTTTATTCCAAAGAATGGCAACCTTTTCTGGGTTAGTATATTCTATTGTTTTAGCACCTTCTAATTGTATTGATGCACTAATAGGAAGAGAGGCGGCCTCTCCCGTCATGTCAGTCAAAGCACCCTCTGCGTCACTTAACTTTTTTACTGCCATGTTAAAAGTTACTATTTCATTTTCTTTTGTTACAAAAGTAGTTATATTTCCTTTAGATTCAAAAGCAGCTAAATTATTGTTTAAGCCTGTTTCATTTACAGAAGAATCGCCGCCCCCTCCTGCAATCTGAGTGTTTTTAATTCTATCCCCTAAAGCTGTATTTGCTGACTCTGAAAGTTTAAAGTCGGTATAATTATCTATACCTGGACCAAAAGCATATGAAGGATTTCTTTCTAATCCTGCGTCGGTTCTTTCATTAGGCAACAAGCTAGTTCTATAATCTTCACTACCTTCCACTCTTCCTACATTTGTTACTGAAAGAATTTCTCCGTCTGCAGTTTTTGTAAATACCTTATTACCTTCTTGCGTTACCATTTTATTTTTTAATTCATTTTTTTCTTTATCTGCATTTAGGCCATAGTTTTCTCTTAATTGAATATACTGAATGTCAGAAAGTTTTTCTTTAATCACATCATCCATATTTATTAGATAGCCTAATTTTCTGTGTTGCGCGTCATCAGGGTATGCCTGTACTTGTGTTACAAAATGTTGATAATATATATTATTTTTGTGGCTTTTTATTTTTTGTTGTAATGTTAAAATTTCTTTTTCTTTAGAGGCTACAAAGTTTTCCATACTGCCAGGTTTCGCCATGTCAGTAAGTCCCTCTTCCGCAAAATAAGCAGAAGGATTTTTTAATTTTCTTGCTATTGTTTCTATTTGTTGATTTGTTAAATCCACAAAACCACCGCTTTCTTCAATGCGCGTTCTTCTTATGGAATCTAAATTTTTTATCTCATTTTCTCTGGACCTTAAACCAAACACAACAGGATTAGAATAAGTTACTACCGTAGCAAAATCACCTGCAGTATAACTTGGTGTTGTATCTAGTTTAGATAAATCGTATGTACTAAAACCTCCTGCGCCGACATCAATGTCTAGTTCTTCTCTAATTCTATCTTTAGCATTGAAACCCATTGCGTTTTCGAGCCAACTTCGGGACGCTTTTGATTTGTAGTCGCCAGCAGTACCACCACCTAGACCATATAACTGATCCGTTAATTTTTTGTAGTATTCAGTAGTAGCTTCGTCACTTTCAGATTTCCAACCTTCAGGTACAGCCGCCCTAGCTGATACATCTTGAGGAGTCCACTCTACGCCAGGGGCTTCTCTTTCAAACGCTTCTTTTGCTTGTATTAATTTTGTTGTTAATGTTGTAATGCCTTGCGGCCCTGCTCTTAAAGCTGCCTTTATAGTTCTATCATCAGCACCTAATTCTTTTGCTGTTAAGATATGTTGGTAGGCTGCCTGTGCAGCAGACTTCCGAGTGCCTAGTAACGCTTTGTTATCTTCAGCTTTTTCTGTCAACTCATCTTTGTACTCTTCTGCGTCGTCTTTACGTTCTTTAATATTTAAAGCAGTACCGTTAAGAAACGCGGTAGCGAAGGCTTGCCAATCTACACCCATTATACTGCTCCTCTTGACATAAGACCCATAGGTTCATCCATTGTTTCGGGTTGTTCCATTTCCATACTTTCTTCTTGTGCTGGCATTTCACTACCTACCGCCGCACCTATTTCTTCTACTAATTCTACACCAGGATCACCTTCTTCAGCGTTTGATTGTTCGAGCATCTTACCTATGAGTGCTTCTAGTCTTCTCATCTCACGTTCTTTGGCGCGTTCTGTTGAGCTAACACTTTCCTCTGGCGCGTCAATGCCGTATGACTTCATAGCTACCTTAATAAAGGATGCTATTACAGGGCCAGCTAACATACCTGTTTCGACGGTATGCAGACCACTCATAGACCCAGTTAACCACAGACCTTCTGTAACTGTTTTCAAATCTGCCCCTAACTCAAACAATATAGATATGTCATCCATAGTGTCTTGATCC